TGAGTGGCCTGACCGGAATAGTTATGGTGAATGGGCATTATTTGGTGATCCTAAATGGAAGATAGGACCGGCAACCAAGAAATTGGGATTTAATGTTGAGGCTTACGCTGATTTGTTCAAAGAAATTGAAGAGGATCTAAGTATTGATGTATTTGAGCGTATTGGGGATAGTCGTTATTTTTCTAGCGAAAACGAGAATAACGATGACTTATATATGTCATTTGATGAATATGGGATGACCTTTGTTCCTTCTGATGGTCGTCGTGAAGAAATTGGAATTAATGCCCTGGATGAATGGTTTATGTACAATCCTAATGTTGCTATTGATGCGGCTAACAAACCGAGATGCTATATACATCAGGATTGTGGAAATTTAATTGACAGTTTGATTAATTATAATAGCCAAGGTAAGTCGGACGAAGCGTTGAAAGATTTTTTTGATTTAATACGTTATTTGCGAATGGCTAATGGCGGAGAAGGTCCAGATCATGTAACGGACAGAAGTATGATGGTGACGCAGAAATCTAGCGGAGGATATTAATGGCAAAGGCAAGAATTGACAGACTGGCGAAGGAATGGGGAATAGATGCGGATCGTCTTCTTTTATTGGCCAATGAAAAGTTGGCTGATGAAATGATGACAGGAAGATTAAAAACCACCTGGATAGATGAAGAGGGTCAGAAAATTTTAAAGGATTCTGCTCATATTTCCGAATGCGTCCCTAAGCATTACAATGGGTATGTTATTAAGGCAGCAGCCAATCCTATTTATGTATATGCATTTATAGACGAAATAAAACTAAAGGTTCCAGTGGTTGTGCAGCGTCGATGGCGCGGGAGACTAGAAGGTAAAAACATATTAATCGAAGCGATTAAGGACGTAAATGGAACCACCTACAGACACAGGGAAAGACATCACGCTAAATAGGAGATGGATTGCTGGAGAGATTTCCAGGCTTATTGCTTGGGAGATACTGTGTTCCGTTGCGAGAGGAAAACAGGGAGTGCCTATAAGGGTTATGGATTTATGTGATATGATAGGAGCCAGCGACGACTTTTATTCTAAAATCTTATACACCGTTAGAAATAGATTGAATGAAAAATAATGATATTTCCGAGTCACTAACTTATGTTAGTGATGAACCAGACATTAAGTCTTTACGTTATTCGTATGAACAATCCGTAACAGAGTTGGAAGCCTACTTTGATTTGTGCCGAAGCAGTTATGATGCTCGTCGCAACTGGTGGCCTGGAAAGAGCAGGGACATGCGCAAGCATGGAGCAGATGCTTTTCCCTGGGAAGGTGCCTCTGATATGGAGAGCCATGTGATAGATGAGCGTATAACCCGATTAGTTTCTTTATTCTTGTCTGCCTTGAACAGAGCTAACATTCGTGCGTTCCCCGTTGAAATTGCTGATATTCCAAGAAGCAGGATAGTTAGTAATTTCCTTAAATGGATGATTACGTCCAGTTATATACCGAGATTTAAACGGGAAATGGAGTTGGGGGCAAATTATTTGCTAGAACGAGGAATTCTTATCACTTACGTGGGATGGCACCGGGAAGACCGGACATTTTTACAGCGACTGAGTTTAGACCAGATTGCTGCTGTAGATGCAGCTTTGGCGGAAATGATTCGTTCTGGTCAGGTTGACGGTGATTTGGTTGAGATGTTAAAAGTGACATTTGAGGGAGTTTCGACGAAGAGGGCCAAGAAGGCTTTAAAGGAGTTGAAGAAAACGGGGTTTGCGGAACTTCCTATTGTTAAGCGTCAGATTGATGCTCCTGAAGTGAGGACACTTGCTCCTGATGGAGATTTCATTTTTCCACCTTATGTAACTGATCCCCAACGCGCGCCTTATTGTTTTTGGAAAACCTATTACACTCCACAGGAATTACAGAATAAAATAATCACTGATGGCTGGGACGAAGAATTTGTAGATTTTGTAATCGAACGCTATCGCGGTGTAAACATTGACTCGATTGAGAGGGAACAGGAGGGTCGGCGCAGCCTAAGCTTAACGGATAATGCTTATGAGGCTGAAGAACTCATTGAGATTGTTTATGGCTATCAGCGTCTGATTGATAAGGAGGATAATTCTGAAGGGATTTATTGCACAGTATTTCATCGTGATTTTGACGGAAACGAATTGGTTCCAGGATATGCTAAGTTTGAATTGTTGAATGGATACGAGGATTATCCTGTAGTGGTGACTAAGCTTTCGGAGGACAGTAAGCGGTTGTATGACACTACAACAATTCCGGATCTTCTTCGTGGGATACAAAATCAGGTGAAAATTGAACGCGATAGCCGGATTGATCGGAATAGCATTTCAACTTTACCACCAATAATGCATCCTATCGGGCAAGCTCCCAGTGATTGGGGACCAGGTAGACTCATTCCTTATAGACGGAAGGGAGACATTGATTTTGGTCCTTCTCCGGCTTATAATTCGGGGAGTGTAGAGATGGAAAAAACCCAGGAAGAACAAGCTGACAGGTTGGTTGGTTTGGACGAGGAGAGTAATATAAGCCAGATAAGACAGCAGTTTTTGGTCGATAAATTTTTAACTCATGCTTCGGAAGTAATTCGAATGTGCTATCGTGCTTTCCAGCGGTTTGGACCTGATTCAATATTCTTTAGAGTGACAGGAGTGCCTGATCCGCAGATTTTCAATAAGGGAAACCCAGATGAAAATTTTGATGTTACGGTTAGTTATGATGTATTGAACACCGATCCCGAAAAGCAGGAAAACAAGCTTAATTCAATGGTTAGTTTGCTTCAACTTGATAGGAATGGACGAATTAATGTTGATAATTTAGTTACACTCATTGCTGGTAGTGTTGATCCTGTTCTTGCGGATAGTGTGCTTCAGCCGGTGGAAGAGGCCCAACAGCAAATATTAAAAGATGTTACAGATGATATATCGAAAATTTATGCGGGGATTGAAATGCCTGCCCGTCCGAACGGTGCTGAGATTGCTATGCAGGTTTTGCAAAACTATGTGCAACAGCCTGATATCGCTGTTCGCCTCCAATCAGATCCAGCTTTTGCTCAGAGGTTGCAGAAATATATGGGGCAGTATCAGTTCGCTATGCAGCAGGTTCAGAACGCGCAAATAGGCCGCATTGGAACAGCTCCGGCAGAGATGGGCGGAGTTGAAACCCAGCAGATGCAGCAATAGTGAATTTAGATAAGGATATAGAAGCTTTATCGAATTATGAGCATTTTGCTCGATTTATAAATGTGATTGAGCAACTGAGAGAAGAGTGCATTTCAGATATGCACGAAGCCTCGATAGAGGCATTACAGCAACTTTCTGGCCGGATTTTATCCTATGATCAAATCCTACAAATGGCTAACTGGAAAAAACTGCAAAAAAGATATAAGGATTTTTTGTAATTTTGATAAGATAGGTTCCTCGCCATCACTAGGCGCAAATAGTGGAAACAGTTATGAAAGAGGAAATTATCACGGCTAACGCTGAAGCCGTATCAGAATCAGCGGAAAATCAATCTACGTCTGATTTCGTTCGAAGACGTAGCAAGAAACTGAAGGAGACATCTCCTGAAGCTTCTAAAGAATCTGCCGAGGATAGTACTGAGGCGACAGAGGCCAAGGCCGAAGTTGTTGAAGAAATGTCTGAGGATAATGTTCTTTCTCAGTTTAATTTAGACGAAATGTCTGAAGAAGAAATTAGTGTACTCAGGGAAAAATTAATTCCAGGTGCTGAGTCTCGTATTGGTGAACTCACTGCAAAGAGAAAGGCTGCTGAAGAGCAGTTGGCCTCAGTTCGACAGGAGCAAAACCAACTCAAGATTAAGAAACCAGAGATTAAGAATAACCCGTTCTCCGAAATTGCTACGATTGAGGATTTGCAGGAAAAGGCTAATGAGGTGGTTGAAGTGATTAGTTGGGCTGAAGATTTATTATTTGAATCTGATGGCTATCGTGCTGATGACGAAGTTACCCAGGTTGAAGGAAGGGCGATGACCAAGGCAGAGGTGCGTAAAGCACTTTTGAATGCCAGGAAGTCACGTGATTCCTATATACCAGATCAGCTTAAAAAGCTGCAATCTAATCAAGATGCATTAATAATGCGTCAGCAGTTAGGGAATAAAGCTATCGAGGAACTAAACTGGCTTCAAGATGGAAAGGAAAACGAGCTTAAAACTCAATTCTTAAATCTGATGAGTGACCCAAGACTTAAGTCTTTGGAACAATCTGCTCCAGATTTGTATTCACAAATTCCTTATTTCATGAGCCATGCGGTTAATAGCATATATGGAAGAAAGCTTATTAGTGATGCTCCGGCAGCACAAAAGGCTACAGGAAATATTAAATTAGATCCTTCTTCTACAGCTACTCCATCTTCAGCAGCGTCTGAAAAAACTGAAAGACCACGATCCAAAGCCATTAGGGAACACCAAAACAGATTCAAAGAATCGGGACGAAAAGATGATTTCATCACGTTAAGAACCTTACAAATAACCCGATAAAATTATGGCGTTTTCAAATACATATGATACGAGTAATACTGGGTCGGCTGTTTCCAATCGTGAAGACTTGCTGGATGTTTTAACCATCTTGGCTCCCGAAGAAACTCCAATCCTTTCATCTGCTTCTAAGAGCAGAGCTAACGCTACGTTTGTTGAATGGACGGTTGACAGTCTCGCTGATGTTTCCACTGCTGGAATCGCAGAAGGCGCGGATGTCACCTCATTCACTGATCAGTTCTCAGGACGCGCGCGTCTTGGTAATTATGTGCAGAAATTCCGCAGAGATTATATGGTATCCGATTTACAGGATGCTGTTAGCTCTGTTGGACCTGCCAAAATTGCTCAAGCCGAAGCCAAATCCATTCGTGAACTGAAACGTGACATTGAAGCAACCTTAGCATCCGATAATGATCGTGCCGTTGAAGACGGTGCTGGAACTGTATACAAGCTACGTGGCTTGGGAGACTGGATTGATTCCAGTGGACCGAGTGATGTTCCTGCTGCATTCCGAACCCCGTCTGGAAGCATTAATGCTGCTGGAACGACCTTCACCGAGACGATCTTAAACACAGTAATCACTTCTATCTTCAGACAAACGGGGACAACGAACAATCTTACGCTCATTGCTGACACTGCTCTTCGCCGTGTTATCAGCGATTTTGCTCGTTTAGATCCTATCGCACAGTCTGCTGCTAATAACTCTATTCGTACCGTAAATTACGATGGAGGAAGTGCTACTATTAAACTAACTGTAGAGGTTTATCAGTCAGATCACGGCAGCGTTGCTGTTATTAACGCGAATCCTGATTGTATGCCAACGACAGCCAATACTGCTAATTCTCGTGGCTACCTACTTAACCCGGAATACTATGGTATTTCTGAGTTAATACCAATGGGCAGCACTCGTTTACCAAATCTTGGTGGAGGAGAACGTGGGTTTGTTGATTGTGCCTTAACCTTGGACATATATCATCCAGGCGCGCATGGTGAAATCGTAGACGCAACTTAAATATAGGAGAAAATTATTATGGCTATTGCACTTAATAAAAATGAAGACATCCAGACACTTGCTCTTGGATATAATTATTCAGCTCCCTTTGAGGCTGGTGACCTGTCTACTTCGACAGGCGCGCAAGCTAATAACGTAACCCTTGGTGGTTCGGAATTAGCTGGCACAGTTGTGAGGGCGGCTTTGGTAGTAGACCAATTGGTTACTGCTGCTGTTGGTACAGGTAGTGCTGTTTCAGATGCCACTATTGCCCTCGGAGACGATGGCGATGCGGATGGTTTTGTGGATGAGATTAATTGCTTTACCGGCGACTCAACCGAAAACTACATCTTCGCTAATAATGGCGTTCTGTTAAATGCGGCTACCTCTTCTCGACACGTAGTTAGTGCCGTGGATGTAACTTCAAACGGAACAGGAAACGGTTTCGGTAATGCTAGTAAGGGAAAATTTAGAATTTTCCTGGAGTATTATCCGACTGCTGGAACCTTGTTTAGTTCTTAATTCGAATGGAAATTTGAATTAAAACAATTCACATAGAGGGAGGTCAGGCCAAAACTGGCCTCCCTTTTTTCTTATGGATACACCGAACATAAATTTCATACCAACGGCCCCCAAGTATTCAGATGCCGAACTTGATGCTGCTCTTATTGCTGAAGTGTTTAATCAGCATAAGTTAAAATTTCATCCGAAAAAAGAAAAAGCCAGAGAAATACAGGCAGCTAAGGAAGCGAAGGAAGTTACTAATAAAACCGTTCCAGGTTTAGGTAAGCTTGTTGCTACAATTCCGTATGAAGAATTTGTTTTTCTGCGTAATAAGTATGGTCCTGAGACAGTTCTTGATCCGGAATTTTTAAAGGATTACAATAAACGATTTCCCCATCTTAGTCCCAACAAAGCATGAATCAGTTGCGAAAGAATTATGATTTATACGCATTAATACGTGCGTTATCTGGTGTTTCGTCTTTTTTGGAGAATGAAGATAATAAACTGCTAGAATTGGCGAATCGAAGATTCTACGAATCCTATCAGTCCACTCCGATGTGGCCTCGCTATTTATTATCTGCACAACCAAGAACGATAACCAATCAGATAGTTCCGTTTACCCAGGATGGATTTCATGTTCTTGGTGCGGGAACCACTGCGGTTAATGGGTTATATATTAAGAATAGTTCACTAACAAATAGCACCGTTTCATATACAAAATTTGATACCGACGACACTACTGCTCTCTATTCTTTAATTTATTCCGGTAGTGCCACCACCTGGAATCTTATAGCTGGTGCGGCTGGAGACGGAGGGGCAACCCAATATGCTAACACAACCAGCACCAATAGCAGTTCTGGTGTTGAAGAAGATGCTACTATAAGCGAAACCGGATGGACGGTTAGTAGTGGAGATTCACCGGCTCCAAGTGTCAGGGATTTATCTGCTGTCCAGGAGTTTATGCGATTTCATCGCGCGCAACCATTTCTTAATAATAGTTCTGTTGAGTTTGATTTCTTCCTCCAGGCTGATGGCGCGCATGTGATGAATGTAAGTAGCGACAATGACACTGCTATTTACGTTACATATAAAAAACAAATTACTCCGGCATATATTTCTACTTGGGATTTAAATAGCGCAAAAACCGCAGCACTTAATGATGTCACATTAATACCTAATGAATTTTTCCATTACATAGCCCACGCGACCTATGCTGATTTCTTACGCATGGATGGCCAGCATGATAAGGCTCTCGTAGAAGAGCAAACTGCTGAGAAGTATCTAGCTAATGAGCTGGAAAAAACAGATCAGATTATGAATAACAACACTGTTAGAAAACGATTTCACACTTATGTTTCAACCCAATCACGATAAATGAATAGCCATATAACCAACCTATACCCACAGCCTAACGGAACTGTTGCAGGAGAAAATTTGTCATGTGCTACCACTGGTACCGGTGCTGCATTTGCTACTTTCAACAGCGACACCAAATATGTGATAATTGATGTGCAGGACAATAATGTATACGTCACATTTGACGATACTGCTCCCACCGCAACTAATGGCCACGTCTTGGTAAAAGACAATCCGTTAATCACGCTTAGTGCTAACGCTGGTAAAGCTGCTAAATTCTTAGGAATTAGTGGAACCGCCATTGTTCACGTTTCACAGTTTGTTGATTAGTGAATGATTTGTACCAAAAGTGTTTTATTGGAACAATTGGTTCTGTAATTGCTGTGACGACACAAGAGACTAGTCAGATGCTATCTCTGATAGCTTCGGGATGCACCATCGTATTCATGCTTCTATCTATAGTTAAATTGGTCAGAAACCTAAGAAAGAAGAAAAATGTCAAGTGAGTTAGTTGCCATGCTTGGTGGAGGCATCACTGGATTCGTTATGAAGTTTATGTCAGCACAGATGGAGATTCATTCCAATGCGCTTGAACGGATGATTACAGCGCAAGGTGCTTCGGATGATTCCGCTGATCGCGCTGCTGCTCGAACTGGCTCCGGGGGAGTTTGGATTAGGCGAAGTATAGCCATCACCATTCTATTTGCCGTGGTGGTCGCTCCGTTTCTTTTCGCTTTTTACAGCATCCCAGTGACAATTAAATCTGAAGGAACGGGAGGAATATTTGGCTTTCTGGGATTCCACGCTGACAGGTGGAAAAGTCTGGAAGGATTCGTTTTACTACCGGAAATCAGGCAGGGGATGTTAGCCATTCTCGGTTTCTATTTTGGTAGCTCACAAGTAACAATTAGGAGATAATATTATGGCTAAGAAAAATAGACAATCTAACGGCGAGTTTGGTCTTCGCAATGGAACCAAAAATAAATCTGCCGGAAGACGCGTTGGTGAACGAGCTGGCGTTGTTAGCAAAAGCCCCACCCCACGCATGCAAATACCGGATGACGTTGCTAGCAAACACCCGTTTGTACCAGGTAGCAAGACCGGTGGTTTTGAAAAAGACAGTGAAGGTAAATATATATATCGTTTACCAGACTTTGTCATATACTCTGATTCACCAAGATCTAGAGCAGAACTAAATAGGGCCAGCGGCGTTAAACAAAGGCCAAGGAAATTCCAGAATAGAACGCAGTTGTCTGCTAAAAGTAAACGAAGAAAAATTCGGAATTAATATTAAAAAAAGAGATGACATGCCAAAGGTAGGAAAAAAACATTATTCATACACC